CGAGTTTTGCCTTGTTGCTTGGATGTTGTCACGCTGTATTTATCCTCGTTGCCTATCCATTTGCCGATTGAATAGTCATACACCCACATAGGAAAGTGATAGCCGTATGAATAGACTATATAAAGGTTTTCTCTAGCCTCACTAAATACAGAGCCATTGCTTGTATTTCGGTTAGCCACTTTGAATATCCTACGACCCTCTACTTCTTTTCTTGCATTGCTTAATGTTGTGTTAGCCATGATGTTTTATCCTCTCGTTTGCCCTAACATTGTTAGGGTGTTTTTGTTGCGCTATTAAAATCTTATAGCGTAAGTATATTGTAATACAATGTTACGAAATATGCAAGGGGTATTGGTCATGGCGATGACTAAAGTTTGTATTACTCTGTTATAAAAAAGGGGTAATGTTACGTGTTTTTTTGGTAACGTAACATTAGATGTAACATTAGGAAACCCTAGAGAGAGTAGAGTTATAGAGTATATTTTTTTGTATTGTTATATTGTTATGCCTATTTTAGAGAGTATCTACGTGAGGCGCTTTTTTCTTGCCGTAATGCTCTTTTGATGACTAAAAAATTTATACGCTTTCTCAATTTTAGGTAAACGTAACATTAGCCTCTGCAACCCGCATTGCGTGACCTTAACTCGTTGATTTAATTGAGCTTTTAGAAACGTAACATTACACGCAAAAACGTAACATTACAACGTAAGTCATTGATTTCATTACGTTACGTTTTTCGCTAAACGTAACATTACCCTTTAAAAACGTAACATTAGCCCATTGCGTCAGAGAGAACTATCACAAGCGCATTTTTTACAGCTTGCGCCCATTGCGTCAGAGAGAACTATCACAAGGGCAAAATCCAAACCTAACAATGTTAGGCAATAAAAAAACCCGCTTAGGCGGGTTTTTTCTTACGGGGTTAAATTAAAGCAGTTTGATATCAACACCCAAACAAGCGAGTGCAAGTGAAATACAATTTTGCGCCTCAACAATTTTTTGGTCTAGGTTTTCCTGTTTGTTGTTGAATTTCCATAGGGTTGTCAATTCCTCTATGTTGCGTAATAACGGTGAACGGTTAGGGCTAGTATCTGCCTCAATACCTTCGTCACCTTCACCGCCTTCACCGCCTTCGTTTTCTACCTTCTCGGGTTCGCCATGCCTTTCAACCTTACCAAAGGCGCAAACTCTACCCCAAACAACACTTGGATTGGTATGCAAGCCTTGTTTTAACTCGGCATAAAACTTTTTCTTTTCTGCCAATACTGGTTTAGCCTCATCTGATTGGTCTGAGTGTTCAATGGCAAACCAATCAATGGCGAACGTGTTGTTTAATACAATCGCATAATCACGTAAAGCGCCATAAGAACGGGTGATACTGTTTACTGCCTCATGCCTTGCATTATCTAACGGGCTAACATTGTTAGGGGTTGCCTCTACTGCTACTGCCTCTACTGCTACTGCCTCTACTGCTGTTGTTTCTACTGCTGTTGTTTTAGCTGTTTTAGCCATAATGGTTTCTACCTTTCTAAGTGTTGTTAAATTGCGCTATCAATCTGATAACGTAAAATCATTGTATAACATTGTATGACAAACGTCAATATACTTTAGTCACAAGGCTAACATTGTTAGGTATTGGGCAAAATGGCACACCCCCCACCCCCTAATTCTATTTTAAGGGACTGTAAATCTACCTTATTCTCTAATCTGCACGTTAGATTACCATTTTTTAGAAACACCCCCCCGTCATGTTTGTAATACAAAACCCCCCACCCCCTATATAAAAATTTTAAAACACGCCTTGACACTGGCAAAATTCGTGGTATATTGCGGATTACACCTTGCTGACAAGAAGCAGAGACATGACACTTAGAGTTGAGCCCACAAAAGAGCACAAGATTCCCTATAACGTCCAAGATGATGAGACGGAAACGTACATCGACGAGCTAAAAGTGGTCGCCAATACCCAGGATTTGCTAGAACAACTAAGCGGTCCACCCGAAATGAACACCGAAGATGCGCAAAAAGCAGCCCATCTCTTCGAACAGTCCCTAAAAACACAAGATAAAAAGGTTCTAAACACTCAAGCGGTGGCATATGGTGCTAAACAGTTCCTCGAGCTATACAGTAAACGGCTGGCATTTGATATGTCTGAGGTTCGTGCGGCCTTAACACACAAATTAATGGAGCTAGCAAACTGCGGAGACGCCCGGTTCGAGCTAAAAGCTATCGAATTATTAGGAAAGCATAGCGATATTGCCCTATTTACCGAACGTTCCGAAGTTACCGTGAACTATAAGACCTCATCCGACCTAGAAGAAGCCATCAAAGAGCGTGTCAAACGCCTACTTAACGCGGATGTTATAGATGTAACCCCTCTGGATAGTACCTCACTAGACGATATGCTAGGCGTCGCGGTAGTAAAACCACGAGAAACAGAAGAAGGGGACCCGGTTGGAGAAGAATAGCCCCCTCAAGGACATTAACCTCAAGGATATTCCCAAGTATCTCCACTTATTTACGGAAGATGAGCAGGCTCGGCTGCTAGAAGAGCTAGAAGTACTAGGAAATCTTAAGGATAAGGAGCTGGCACAGCTCAAATTCATGTCATTCGTACGGAAAGTATGGCCGACGTTCATAGGAGGACGACACCATGAGAAAATGGCTGCAGCATTCGAGCGAGTGGCTTCAGGAGAGATTAAAAGGCTCATTATTAACATGCCTCCACGTCACACTAAGTCGGAGTTTGCTTCCTATCTACTACCCGCTTGGTTTCTGGGTAAATTCCCAGCGAAGAAGGTCATCCAGACGTCCCATACCGCTGAGCTCGCCGTTGGATTTGGTCGTAAGGTTAGAAACCTTGTGGACTCAGAAGTATACAAGTCTATATTCCCAGGCGTGGGGCTACAAAGCGACTCAAAAGCTGCTGGACGATGGGCCACAAACTCTGGCGGTGACTACTTTGCGATTGGTGTTGGAGGCGCAGTTACGGGTAAAGGCGCTGACATACTTATTATTGACGACCCACACAGTGAACAGGAAGCGGCGCTAAGCGAGACTAACCCAGAGGTGTACGACAAGACGTACGAGTGGTATACATCAGGTCCTAGGCAGCGGCTACAGCCTGGAGGGGCTATCATAATGGTTATGACACGTTGGTCTAAGAAGGACTTGACGGGTCAGGTGTTAAAAGCAGCTGCACAGCGCAGTGGTGAGGACTGGGAAGTAATTGAGTTTCCGGCGTTGTTCGAGAATGACAAACCCCTGTGGCCTGAGTTCTGGAGTGTCGAGGAGCTAGTAGCGCTACGTGAGGAGCTTCCGGTTGGTAAGTGGATGGCGCAGTATATGCAGCAGCCCACCTCGGATGTGTCAGCCATAATCAAGCGGGAGTGGTGGCGGATATGGGAAGAGGAAGACCCACCGTACTGCGAGTTTACTATTCAGTCATGGGATACGGCGTTTACTAAGTCTGAGCGGGCCGACTATAGTGCATGCACTACGTGGGGAGTATTTTACCAACCAGACGACACAGGGGTTACCCAGGCTAATATTATCTTGCTTAACTCTATGAAGAAGCGGATGGAGTTCCCAGAGCTAAAGGCTAAAGCGTACGAGTCGTACAAGGAATGGGACCCCGACGCGCTAATCGTCGAGGCAAAGGCTTCAGGAGCACCGCTGATATATGAGCTACGTGCTATGGGGATACCGGTGCAGGAGTTTACCCCATCAAAAGGCAACGACAAGATTGCAAGGCTTAATGCGGTTGCTGATATCTTCGCCTCAGGGCGGGTGTGGGTTCCGCAGACTAGATGGGCTGACGAGCTGGTAGAGGAAGTAGCGTCGTTCCCGTCAGGCGAGCATGATGACTTGGTGGACTCGATGTCACAGGCTATGCTGCGCTTCCGCAAGGGAGGGTTCTTATCACTACCGTCAGACTACGTAGATGACGAGACTAGGTTGTACCGAAAGAAAGCTGCGTACTATTAGGAGTAGATATGTTTAAGTGGATTTTAACTTGGTGGTATAGTAAGATGGATAAAAAATATAATAATCAATTTATTATAGTGCCAACGGCTGACTTTAAATACCCACCACCTAGTGCGTACGAAGTCAAACAAATTATAGACGAGTACGGGGTAACCTCCGTTTCAATGAGAAAACTAAAGGAATAGAACATGGCAATCGATAAAGCGCTAAACCGGGCCCCATTAGGTTTGGACCCTAACATGCTGGATGAAGAAGCTGGACCAGCACTTGAGATTGAAATTGAGGACCCAGAAAGCGTTGGCATCAAGATTGGTGACTTAGAGATAGATATAGAGCCTGGCGTCGACGAGGATGAGTTTAATAAGAACTTAGCCGAGGATATGGGTGAGAATGAGCTTACTACTATGGCCTCAGAGCTTATCGCTGACTATGAAGATGACTTGGCGTCCCGCAAAGACTGGATACAAACGTACGTAGATGGCCTAGAGCTGCTAGGTATGAAGATTGAAGAGCGTAGTGAGCCGTGGGAAGGCGCGTGTGGTGTGTACCACCCGTTGCTATCAGAAGCGCTAGTTAAGTTCCAAGCTGAGACTATGATGTCGATGTTCCCAGCAGGGGGTCCGGTTAAGACACAGATAATTGGTAAAGAGACCGTAGAGAAGAAAGATGCGGCCCTTCGTGTGCAAGACGACATGAACTACCAGCTTACTGATGTGATGAAGGAATACCGCCCTGAACACGAGCGCATGTTGTGGGGCCTAGGCTTATCAGGTAATGCGTTTAAGAAAGTGTATTTTGACCCGCATCTAGACCGTCAAGTATCTCTATTTGTACCAGCAGAAGACATTGTAGTGCCATACGGCGCGTCAAATCTAGAGTCAGCCGAGCGTGTAACCCATGTAATGCGTAAGACTGAGAACGAGCTACGTCGGCTAATGGTTGCAGGGTTCTACCGTGATGTTGATATTGGGGACCCAGTAGATGTCTTAGATGAGGTAGAGAAGAAGATTGCTGAGAAGATGGGCTTCCGCGCCACAAGTGACTCACGCTACAAAGTACTAGAGATGCACGTCGACTACGATTTACCAGGTTACGAGCATGAGGACGAGGATGGTAACCCTACAGGCATTGCACTACCGTACGTCATTACTATAGAAAAAGGCACTAATACTGTATTAGCAATTCGTCGTAACTGGGAACCTGATGATGAAACCTACCAAAAACGTCAACACTTCGTTCACTACGGTTATGTACCGGGTTTTGGCTTTTATTACTTTGGCCTTATCCATCTGGTTGGTGCTTTTGCTAAGTCTGGCACTTCTCTCATACGTCAACTTGTTGATGCTGGAACACTATCCAACCTACCCGGGGGTTTTAAAACTCGTGGGCTACGTGTAAAAGGTGATGATACTCCGATTGCTCCAGGTGAGTTCCGTGACGTAGATGTACCATCAGGCACGATGCGTGACAACATCATGCCTTTACCATATAAAGAGCCTTCACAAGTTCTTATGGGGTTACTACAGAATATCGTAGAAGAAGGCCGTCGCTTTGCTAATACTGCTGACTTACAAATCAGCGACATGTCAGCTAATGCTCCAGTTGGTACTACATTAGCTATCCTAGAGCGTACATTGAAGGTTATGTCTGCCGTACAAGCGCGTATCCACTACTCAATGAAGCAAGAGTTAGGCCTGCTAAAAGGTATCATTGCAGCGTATACACCAGATGATTACAACTACGAGCCTTCAGAAGGCGACCGTAGGGCTAAGAAATCTGACTACAATAACGTAGAGGTAATCCCTGTATCTGACCCTAATGCCTCAACAATGGCTCAGAAGATTGTACAGTACCAAGCTGTTATGCAGTTAGCACAACAAACTCCTCAGATATATAACATGCCTTTGTTACATCGTCAGATGCTAGAGGTCTTGGGTATAAAAAATTCTAGTAAGTTAATTCCGATGGATGAGGACCAGAAACCTACAGACCCAGTAACCGAGAACCAAAACATCTTAATGATGAAACCGGTCAAAGCGTTTGGGTACCAAGACCACGAGTCTCATATTGCGGTTCATACAGCTGCGCTACAAGACCCAAAAATCATTGCTTTAGTACAAAACAATCCTATGGCTCCGCAGATTCAGGCGGCTATGATGGCTCACATCAATGAGCACTTAGGCTATGCGTACCGTGTAGAGATAGAGAAACAGTTGGGTATGGAGTTACCACCAGAGAAAGACGTAGACGGTGAAGTAATGGAGATGGACCCAGAAGTTGAAAACCGATTGGCACCGATGTTGGCACAAGCTGCACAACGCCTATTACAACAAAACCAAGCAGAAGCTCAGCAACAGAAAGCTCAGCAAATGCAACAAGACCCAATCATCCAGATGCAACAGCAAGAGTTACAGCTTAAAGCTCAAGAGCAAAAACGCAAGGACACTAAAGATGCGACCGATGCTCAGTTTAAAGCACAGCAACTCAAGCTAGAGCAAGCCCGTCTACAACTAGACGCAGCTAAAATTGATAAGCAGCAGAAGAATGACATGGTTAAAACTGCGTCACAACTCAAGTTTAATGCAGAGAAAGAGAACACTAAACTTATGGCCGAGGCCGTAAAACAAGTGTCTGCGCAGAAGCATACTAGTGATATGAAGAAGCAAGATATCATCAGTAAAAATCTACAAGCGGTGATGAATGCACGGCGCAACACCCCTAAAAAGGATGAATAATGGATTATAAAATATATGATGTTCTTCTAGGCGAGTACAAAGACCGCATGGACATGCTCTCCGAGGCGCTAACTCGGGGTAATTGCCCAACAATAGAAGAATACAGGTATATATGTGGTCAGCTACGAGGTCTCGAAGCCGCATGTTCAATTATAGTAGACCTCAAAAAACGAATGGAGAACATAGATGAGTGAGATTTTATTGGCTACAAACCCCAATAATCCGCAAGTAGTAGGCTCATATAGACCACAAGCAACAGACGAAGAGAAAGCCACCCAGCTTCCAAAACCGTCTGGCTACCATATTCTTTGTGCTATACCAGAAATGGACAAGGAATACGACAGCGGTCTTATTAAAGCTGATGAAACAATACGACATGAGGAAGCATTAACTACAGTTTTATTTGTAGTAGAGATAGGCCCAGACTGTTACCAAGATAAAGGAAAGTTCCCTACTGGCCCTTGGTGCAATAAAGGTGATTTTATTTTAGTTCGTCCACATTCTGGAAGCCGTTTGGTTATCCACGGTCGTGAGTTTCGTATAATCAATGATGATACAGTTGAAGCGGTTGTAGCTGACCCTCGCGGTATCCGTCGCAAATAAGGAGGACAAGATGCCTGAATTTGAGAAAGAAGAGTTTACATTTCCCGATGAGGATAAAAAGGTTAACAAACTAGAGATTGAAGCGGATGATAGCTTTGAGATAGAGATTGAAGACGACACCCCTGCAGAAGACCGCAACCGCCAGCCAATGCCAAAAGAGCTTGTAGAAGAGCTTGATAAGGACGAGCTAGACAAATATGACGAGGCTACCAAGCAACGTCTAAAACAAATGCGTAAGGTCTACCATGACGAACGTCGTGAGAAAGAAGCCGCATTACGTGAACAACGTGAAGCTGTAAATCTTGCACAGCGCCTAATAGAAGAGAACAAACGTATTAAAAATGTTCTTACTACAGGCGAAAAAGAATACGTAGAGTCCATGCAGACTTCAGCGGGCCTTCAGCTAGAAATGGCTAAGCGCGCTTACAAAGATGCGTATGATTCAGGGGATACAGACAAACAAATTGAAGCACAAGAGGCAATGCAGAATGCTAACCTCAAACTGATGCAGATAAAGAATTTTAAACTACCCTCTTTACAAGAAGATAATAATAGTGTACAAACACAACATCAAGAGCAATATCAGCAAGCTCCTGTACGCCAGACCGACCCTAAGCTATCAAAATGGCTAGATAACAACGATTGGTACGGTTCTAACAAAGTGATGACTGCTGCAGCTTTAGCTGTGCATGAAGACCTTGTAGACTCAGGATACAAAGCTGGCTCTGACGTATACTATGCCGAATTGGACAAAACAATGCGGAACACGTTTAGTAACTATTTTAGTGAATCTGAACCTGTTAAGGAAAAAGTTGAAAGCGCTTCTACAAGACCAAGCACAGTTGTAGCGCCAGCTTCTCGAAGCACAGCGTCGAACAAAATTAAACTTAAAGCTAGTCAAGTACAATTAGCAAAGAAATTGGGACTTACTAACGAACAATACGCGCAAGCGGCCTTAAAATTGGAGAACAGATAATGACAAGCACTGATAATAAAATACTACGCGAACTAGAAACCCGAGCAGTAAGTGAGCGCCCTAAGCAATGGCAGCCAGCGGAACTACTCCCAGAACCTGACAAACAGGCCGGGTATTCGTATAGATGGATTCGTACTTCA